ATCTTCTAGAATAACTGTACTATCTGTAATCTTGACGACTTCGAGAATGTCGCCTTCCTCGACATCAGGAAGCAAATTCTTGTTGATTTCCATAATTAATCCTTCTTGGTGATAATTTTCTTGAGGTCTTCTTTCGGCATTGTCGCGAGATCCTCTTTTGGCTCTTCTTTTTCTTCTTCGCCATCTTCCGGTGTCACGTTTTTCACCAAAGGATCTTCTAGAACAACGTTATATTCCTCTTTGTCATTGTAAGAGCGAGTAATTTCTTTAACCTCACCCACAACTTCAAAGCGAACTGCTAAACCGATTTTCAGACTAGCAGCCTGATCCTTCGTCACACTTAATGTGGACGTAGATTTTGATTTTTCTGGTTCTGCTGGTTGTATAGAATCAACTGACATATAAGTATCCTTATTTGGCCGGAGGCATCGGTGGAGCCATAGGCGGAGCCATCGGTGCTGGCGGGGGAGTTTGAATCATATTTTTTAAATCAGGAAGAGGCATTGTAGCCTTCGATTTTGTGGGCTTAACGAGAGGTTCCCGTTCTTCGTTGAGATCACGAATAGCATGAAGTTTCAAAGTTTTCGGATCAAGGACGATACCCATTGGGCTAACGTCGGCAATTTCCAGTTCAACTTTATCGCCACGTTTAAGACCGCCTTCGAGATTCAATTTTGGATCTAAATCGTGTTTATGTACCATTATCATATTTGTTTACCAGTCCTTAAATTTTCTACAAAAGATAGGGTGGACCAAAACTGCTCATGTGGAGGTCACTTGCAAGAACCGTCCACCCTTGTAGGCATAAGAGCCTACGGTTTTAAATTAGATTAGTACGCAGACGTACCAATCACTTCAATAGCACGATTGCTATCGAGGACAGGGAACACGCTATAGAATTTATAGCCGATGCTGCCCGTCAGATTGAGAGGATCAGCCACCCCAGCATCACCTGGCATGTGGACGATTTTCTCGATACCTTCATTCGCAACGTCAACAGAGCCGACGGCCTGTTTCCCGATGACCCAATTATGATAGGTCGTGGCAGCAGGAGAACCCGCGCCAGCACCCGTCGCAATATTTGGAGTCGCTTGGAAGCGAATGTTAAACAATTTCCCAATTTCACCGCGAAGAACTTTCTCATGGTTCTTTTCGATTGAAATGTACTTATTAACGTCCAACCAGCCACCGGCGGTACTATCAGCCTGGAGATCAGCAGCCGTCGCCGGATGCAGAAGACCGTGGAAGCAGCCGTCTTCGAAAGGAAGAACAGCCAAGGATTGGAGGGCTTTCGCAGCTTTACGGAAGTCAATAGCGGCGCAAGCAACAGAAACTGTACCTTCTGTATTTGCAGAGCCGGTATATTGAATCGTCATATTGCCTTGCATCTGATTTCTTTGGAGGGTGTCGAACGTGAGTCCGGCATTGTATCCAAGGACTTCATGGATGGCTTCGGTAATATTGTCGTAAGCTTCGAGGACAAGGCGATCTGAGAACGCAACATAGTTCCCGTATTGCAGAGGAGTCGCCAGGATTTTCGTGGTGTTCCACAGCGCGCCGTTCGGGTTTACACCTTCATTGATGGGCGATGTAGCAACAGACAGAACAACTGGACGAAGGAACTGGATTTGCGTTCCGTTCTTTCCAGGCATCGGGCGTTTTTCAGCCGATTCTTGGAAGAACAGGGGGAATTTTAAGAATTCAAGAAGCACACGGTCATAATAGATCGCACTAGCGTCATTAAGACCTGATGTACTGGTCAAGTTTGGATTTAAGGCCATATAATTTACCTATAAGGTTAGCTCATAATTGTTACCAATTATGGTGTTCTACTCTGTGGAATGTTTCAGTCGGGGCTTTCGCTTGTCCGGCAATTTATTCGACCATAGAGCCTAATCCTTATCCTCCCTTTCATTTCAGGGGCGTAATGTCAAGTTTATTGTGTCATAAACTTATCATTAGCTTGTCCGTACTCTTAAGTTCGGGGGTTCGTCTAAAATTCTAATTTAAGTGTGAAATGTGCCCTACCACAGCACATACTGCTCTCAAAATATAAATGGTTGCAAGGAATGGAGTCGAACCATTTGTCTCCAGGTTATGAACCTGGCGAGATACCGTTTCTCTACCCTGCGAATTGGCGGTTTAGACTGGAGAGCCGCCTTCCAGTTTGTAAATTATTCTTGTGAAATCAACTTCTTAAGATCGGCCAACGGCATGTCTCGAAGAGCTTCCTTTGAGACACCACTATTACGTCTACCACCTTGTCCTTTACTGCCAAGTCCGGCTCCATTTGCTTCCTGTCTCAGAGCCTCTTGTGCCTTTGCGAACGATTCTTTACGAATGTTTTCGACTTCTGCTTCCGTATATGTCTTAACTGGCGGAATAGCAGGAACTTCAACTTTAGGTGTTTCCACTTTTGGAGCCTCCACGACTGGTGCCGGAGCTAACTGTATAGCCAAGGCATACAGATCATCTAACACATCGCCTGGTGCTTTATTGAAGTTAATGCGGCCATCAGAGTTTCCAGCGAGATTTTGAACCAACGGGAACACTCTTTTCCACTCAGGATAATTCGTTGGATCTTGTTCACGTTTAAGTCGCTCAACGATGGTTTCGTTCTTAATGGCCAACGTTGTTTTCTCTTCTAATTGAGCTTGCATCTCTGCAACAGCTTCGGCACGTTCTTGTTCAATTTGCTTCTGAATCGCTTCTGGATTTTTCGCTAACTCTTTGTAGTCAACCGGCTTCTTTGTCAACTTATCCAACGCGGCCTTAATTGCCTTCATTTCATTCTTAAGTTCCGCGTTTTCTTGTGAGGCTTTTGTCGCCCATTTCCGAAGTTCCGTAGGATCATTCGGCTGTTTCGGCATTTCTTCCGGTTTCTTTGAAGTATCAGGTTTGATACTTGAATCAACTGGCTTTACTTCCGGTTTAACCTCTGGTTTGACTTCTGGCTTGACTTCTGGTGTTTCAACTGGCTTTACTTCTGGAGCAGCTTCGGCAGCGGCTAACTTATCTGCACGATCTTGAATACTGTTCGGATTAACTTGTGATTCCATGTTATTTTTCCTTTATGCTTGTAGCTTGTTCGTCTTATGACGAGGCTGGCGTTGGAAACCTCCAACTGGTTTATGATTTTTGTGACTCGTCTACGGCTTCTTGTATTCTTGTATTTAAGTCCTCCGTATCCTGTTCATAAATTTCTATAGCTTTTACTGCAATACGTCCGGCGATAACTTTACTGTTTAACCACTGTTTGATTTCTTGTAGTGCGGTAATTCTTGCTTTATATGCTTGTAAATCTGCGACTGTTTCGATCTTTAGAATCATTCCTTTTGAGTCATTAATCATGTCATTTAAATGATTTTCAAAAGTTTTAAAGAAAGGATGCCTAATAAAATCTTCAGCAGAGCCAGCAATAGCAATATCTTTTTGAAGCGCAGCAAGTTTTTCCAACTCAGCCTTGTCTTCAGTAGAGATATCATCATGTGTTTCTAATTCTTTTTGATAGTCCATGATTACACCTTCAAAAGAGCTTCAAGTTTTTCCTGCAACTTGATCAGTCTTTTACTTTCTTTGAAGTTTGTAACTGGCAGATTATCCATTGATTCTATTGCTGCCTGGATAAATAATGCCGGAATATCGTCACATTGTTCTAGTAAATCGAGAGACACTTCTATACCAACTGCATCTTTTTTAATTTCGCTCATTTTCGCCTCCACAGCGAGTCCTGCTTCTTTAATTGCTAAAACAGGTTGTTCTATCTTCGACGTATCTTCGGTCACTCCACATTCTTTTAGTTCTTGTGCCGAAAGGGTTATTCCGGCTGAATTTATTGTTCTAGGATGTACGTTTCCAACCGGTGGTTCTCTGTCACATCTCGGACAAGCTGTTACGCCGTCAGAAATCCTTCGAACAATCGGCATACCACAAACTGCTTGAACATTGTGATATCCCTTCCCTGGATCACCCATTACATTCGGAACTGCGGTTGTTGCAGTTCGATTACATCTATCTACTCCACGATCATCTTGTCTTATATCTGTCCTTAACATACGATCCTCCAAGATCGGTACTTTACTTATTTATTCTTTAAACCTTTTGATATACCTTCATGTGCGTAAAGGGCGCGCATGTGCGCTTTCGCCATCTCCAATGAGACACTTTTACCCTTAGATTGCTTAGTTTCTTTATTTATAACTTCCCACTTATCACCTGTTTTCCGTATTTCGTATGGCATTTCAAAGCTCCTTACTCAGATCCCATCGCGCTAGGGAGAGGTTTCACACCTTTTAGGGTGGGAGCCATCTGTCCGGCCATCGCTTGTCTTAGTATGGTTGCGCCCTGTGAGGCTGTCGGAGAATGCGCTGGAGCCGGTGTTGGTACGCCAGGAGTCGGAAGTTCAGGTGCGGGAGCAATCGGAGCCGGTGGCGTAAGAGGCACAGGCGCACCGAGCAGTTGTTCCACAGGAATTTGACCGTTAATGGTCGGTGTTGCACCATTGATTTTAATATCGTCTTCGTCATTCCCCATCATACCCCAAACTTTACGGAGAATCACTTGTTTCGTATCCGGCGTAAGATCATTTAAAGCCAACGTATAGAAAGCCTGACCTTGAGCAACCTTTACATCCGTATTTACCATCTCTGAAAGGACGGTCATCTTGAATGACACATCCGCCCGAATCATTTCCGGCGAAATCAATGCTGGATTCGAGAACAGTTTACCGTAGAATGCTCTTATAATTTCATCAGTGTTAAGATATTGAAGGTCCAACTCGTGGAACATCACGAGAGCTTTCTTGATACCTTCGTCTTCAATAGCTTTTGCGGCTGTAGCAAACTTCTCAAGAGCTTGTGCGATATTCGCGCGAACAGCCCCGACACCGATAGATCCAGTTCCCTTCATGTCATCAATGGAACCGGTCAAGGCTTGAGGAACAGTTGCACTAAATATGTCGTTCAGAATCTGATTACAATCTTGGAACGAACTTTGAGTCACATCTGCGACTGTCAACTCCATGACATCATCCATGTTATCAACGAGGATAACGCCGTTTGGTGTGGCAATCAGTTTCGTAGGATCAATATCAGCTGTGGATTTAACTTTCCACATATGATTTAAGATCAAAGTAATATTGTCTAGCCGCTGACGACGAATCGTGGTCAGTTGGTTAATCAACGACATGACTGGTTCGATCAAACCGATACCATACCATTCGCCAGGGACTTTGCAGAAACAAACTTTAATTAATGGACGCTTCTGATGGTAATACGGATTCTGAACTGCGCGAACAACGACGGTTCTATTGGCAATAATAATCTGACATTCTTCATCGATGCCGTCGCCGTCTAAATCGTATTTCATCCACCACTCAAGAAGCTCAATATCCGTGGGGGTCCTGTTAGAGATTTCACCACGAGCAACTTTTCTAAACTGCCGAGACTGTTGAAATTTATTTGTCGTACCCGTCGCAAGCGCAGCTTCTTTGTTTCCGAAGTAAGGCTGCGGTCCATCACACATTCTTTCGAATTCTTTCCGATCAAGAAACTTACGAATACAAATGCCAGGGTATTGATCTTCTACTTTAGCGTGATCCTGTTGTGGGAACACATCTAGAATATCAATCCAGGTAATATTAGGACGACGCTCTACAATTTTATAAGACTTTTCATTTACGTATTCAATGTCTGTCTTATTAACGCCAAATTCGTCTACCGATTCTGTTTTCTTGGGAACGCGCTCCCAAACCCAATTCCATTTAACTTTATAGTCTACGTAAAAATAAGAAGTTCCGTACAAAAGCATCTGTTTAACGAAGGCTTCATATGTATCACCGAAACTACTTTTATCAAGCTGGTCTGAAACCAATTTCTGAATGTTATCCGCGATTGTTTGGTCTTTAACATCGTCAGGAACAACATCAAAAATTGTATCATTACTTGATAAGAAAGAAATAAGTTTGGGTGTAGCAATTTCGATTAACTGAAAAGCAACTGGAATAAAAATCTTTGATCGCGTAGGAGTCGTTGTGGTTCTATTTCCACTCATGTAAAGACTGTAGATGTTCCACCACAGCACTTCATACAATCTCCGCCATGACTCTCTCTTGACGATTTCTGCCGAAAGGGTATCAACGATATCTTTTTGAATCTGAAGTTTGTATGCGTCCATCGCATCTGCATCTGGATTCACAGCATCTTTCATCTCAGGACATGAAATGCAGATAGGACCTTCAGATATCTGATCCAGGTCATTCTCTCCAGCTGTATTCATTAACTCTTGAAGTGGATCTAATGTAT